TAGTAATATACTGTATCTGCGTCTGTAAGTCAGCATTAAAGGTTGTATCCCACCAGCTTCCGTTGTATTCAATGATATCGTTTTCTTTAGCAATCAACGGACGCCCACTTGGTCCAGTCCATGCTGGTGCTGGATAATCGTTGCCCTCAGCACCGGTTGCTTCAGTTAACAAATAACGCTGGCCAGCAACAGCCGCTGGTAACCCAATTCCGGGTGCGCTGACCAAAGGATTGATCACAGCATTAATTGGCAACATAGTATTTTGCGGCACAGTATCTTCGTCTACAGTAAACAGCACAAAGCGTTCATCAGCTGGGTCTAATACAATAGTGCCGATAACTTCCGTTCCGTCAGCCTGGCTTAATCTAATTTGACTAATACCGGGGCGTAACACTCCGTACATACCGATTACTGCTGGCCAGTCAACGCCACTGCCGCTGACAATATCTGGCGGCAGCAAGCTTTCGTTGCTTTGGTCTACAATTGCTTGTTCTTGTAAGATTTGAATAGTGTTGCTAATGATAACAATTTTATAGTTAAACGGAGTAATAACTTGTCGAGTGCCCAGCAACAAATCGCTGTTGGTAACTGAGTCACGTAAATCACCTTGGGCATCGTACATACTAGCAATCACTCGTTCGATAACGCCGAGCTTCTTAACCTTAGCAGGACTTGAAATCCAAATAGGAAGATTAAAACGTAACGTACAAATATCAATAGGGTTTTCTGTGCCCATTGGGATAGTACGACTAGACCATTGCACGCTTTCTAGTTCAACAACACTCAAGCTAGTCCAGTCAATATAGTTGTCTGTGCTTTGAATTTCTAGTGCAGGATTGAACAGAGTTAAAATCTGTTCAAGTATTTGCATCTTTTGGTTTGTGTTTGTGGTCCAAATGTCTAAGTTCAATGTGAGCTTGTAAGGCACAGGCATCAGTCGTTCTATAGTAAATGCATTGCCTTGGGTAGTTTCGTAAGTTTCTGTAGCGGTATCGTAGGTACGTTGCTTAACAGCAAAGCGAGAAACAAAGTACGGCTCTTGCATTCGTGGGCGATCATAGTCCAAGCCGGCAATGTAAAAAGTCATCAACGGAGAACTTGGCAAACTGTTGGCTGAGTTTTCCTGAATAATAGTTTGCGCATTGCGACTAGCATCGCCGTAACGAACTGGTACACGTAACAGCGCATACTTGTTTGGATCCGTCGAATCACGGCCATACTCTACTTGGAATCCCGAAAAGATTCTAGTAAATTGAAGTAGGAATCGACGTATCTGTTCGTCGTAAAAAAATTGTTGCATAGATGTTAACCGCCGTTGTCGGCTCTGGGTTTGAGAATTTCGCTAAGACTCTGACGACTTGGAATAGGTCCACGATCATTGGTCTGAACTTCTGCTGTGTTATTTACAAAGCTTGAACGCAAGGTCTTATTCTCTGGACCGTTGTTGAGATCTGTGCGAACGTTGTCTTCAATACGAACCCAACGTACTCCATCGAAACGGAACAGTCGATTTGGGCGATAGTCTAAGCGCAAAGCATAGTCGCCGGCAACTGGATGCTCGGGGAAATTAACGCCTGGCGTAACAGGTAGTCCGTTTGGTGCTCTTCCGTCGCCGGTTAGATAACCTAATGTGTAACCAAAACTGCGCGGCGTTGACGCTTGTCCGCCCTCGGTAGTGTCTACTGTTGTAGATGAGCTGGTGTTTAATCCTACAGGGTTAGCAGGTTGGCCAGTAGTAGCTAAAGTAGGCGTAATAAAGAACTTGTCAACATCGTAACCGCTGAGAGGAACTTCAACATCGGCTTGTGTAAGAATAGCATCGTTGATTTCTTGGTCTTTGGTACGAGTTGTCATTATGTCGTCTTGAGTCAACGGAGTATAATCGCGCCAGAAGTCCGTATTGTTAATGTCTGTATCAGCAGGTACATTCTGAATAGCTTGGTAGAAAGACCCGCCTTGGTTAACAACAACGCCAGCAGGATAGAAATTGCCCGGATCCCATGCGGTGTCGTCGACCATTGGCTTCTTGAGAACATCCTTGTACTCTTGTGCGTTGACTAACGGCGTGGCTTTGACTCGCCACAAGTGTGGCAACCAAGTCATTGAGAAGCCTTCACTAGCAAAAGCCGCATCCTGAATCACGTAATACTTAGGCAATGCTTCTGGGATGTTCGGGTTCAGCGGATAGTAGTCTTTCAATGTTGGAATTTCCAACACATCACCGTTCATAAGTTTGCGTCCGAACTCGTCGATCATCTTGTTGTAGTGGAATGTAATAAACAGCGTGTCGTTGTTTAAAAACAAACCAAATTGGCTTAAGTCAAAGTCAATATCCTGTGTTTGAAAAACACCGCGCATGACGTACACATCCTGATCGTAAATGCGATCACGGTTTTCCAACAACAGCAAGTCTTGAATGTTCAGCGGGCTTTGGTTTTCGTAAATGGGTTGAGTAGCATCGAAGTTGCCCGAAAACGCAGAGTCCTCGCCGCCAGTTTGAGGACCCATGTATTTGTGGACGTAGATATCTACACCGCCTACGGTGTACATTTCTTTAATTGTACGGTCAATAAATTGGTAATCTTTTGTCCGATTTGGGCGGTATAAACTTAAACGTGGCATGGTAATACTATTTAGTTACTGGTTGACCATAAATTGGCTTCCTGTTATAATTACAAATATTCAACTAGGAGCCCGCATGAAAACAGCTTTTAAGCCCGTTAAGCCACTGAATCCCCGTAGCCCAGACACTAACCAAATGGGACTGGAACCGCAATGGCACATCCAGCCAACGGACAATCGCATTAGTGCAATGAGCAAAGCGTTTTCCTGGTACAATTACTTTTATGGCAAAAAGGATGCCCGGGACATGATTGTTAACTACCTTGAGCGCCACGAGCGCAAAGCAGATATCAAACTGCTAAAAGGTGTTCCGGACAGTTCTATCCGTCTTACTACAGGCTGGCTGTGCCGCATGAGCATGGTAGGCTTGGAGCTTACTGATCACGAACAAATCAAACTGGACAACTTGCTAAAAGAGATTCTAGAATCCAAGCAAGAAGCAGTAGTTGAAGAAGTTGCAGTGGTTGACGAAAACGCACCTGCAAAACTCACAATCCAAGACCGTTTGCGTGAAAAGGTAAGTGAGTGCTTAGGCGAAATGGATGGCTTGTTTGACGAGTTTATCGTAGCGGGTGCCAAACTTAATGCTGACTACAAACCTGTGAGCCTGATGCGAAGCATGAACATCGCTCCGCAAATGGTGTCAATGATCAAAGATACTTGGACTCGTAAACTTGCTGAGTTCGAAACAGCAGTCGAAGGCAAAGATCCAGAAGTCGCAAAAGCATATGACTTTATGACCAAAACGCAACTCAAGAACTGTGTTAAGTTCTGTGAGCTTGTGATCAGTGACTGCGGTAGCTATGTTCAGATTAAGAAAGTTGAGCGCAAGCCCCGCAAGGTCAAGGCAGTTAGTCCAGAGAAGAAAGCAGCCAAGTTCAAATTCCAAGCGGAATTTGCAGAGCTCAAACTCAAGAGTTTGCCGGCTGCAAGTCTTGTAGACAAAACTGAAGCATGGTTGTATGACACCAAAAAGCGCAAGCTGATCCACATTGTGGCAGACGAGTACGCCAAGGTATTCACTGTTAAGAACAATGCCGTGATTGGGTTTAACACGGTAGAAACTGTGCAAAAAACTGTGCGTAAGCCAGCAGAAACGCTGAAAGCACTCAGCGCCGCTGGCAAGCCGTCAGCTCGTAAACTGTTTAAAGACTTGACTACCACTGAAACAGCGTTTAACGGACGTGGTACAGAGAACTTGATCATTCTCAAAAGCTGGTAAATAATGGGGACGGAGTTCCCCATGGCAGAACAGCAACAAAACAGTCTTGATACTTTAAAACAGAACCTTAACGATTATGTAAGGCTCCAACTCGGTGGTGATATTGTAGACATCGAGTTGGACCCTGCGCATTACGAAATCGCATATCAAAAAACCATTGGCACTTATCGTCAACGGGCCCAAAGTGCATACGAGGAAAGCTACTCGTTTATGGAATTGGTTCGTGACGTAAACATATATCAGCTACCACAAGAAGTTGTCAGCGTAAGACAAATTTTCCGTAGAACTTTCGGTGACGCCACTGGCCCGTTCGCATCAAACTTTGATCCGTTTGCCCAAGCATCGCTGAACGTATACCTTATGAACTTTAACGTAGCAGGTGGACTTGCTACATATGATTTCTATTCCCAGTACGTAGAACTTGCCGCACGTATGTTCGGCGGCTACATGAACTATACTTGGAACCCCGTCACTAAGAAATTACAGCTAATCCGCGATCCAAAAGGCACTGGCGAAAATGTGTTGCTTTGGACGTACAACCTCAAACCCGAAATCACATTGCTGAGTGACTTCCAAATTAGTCAGTGGATCCGTGATTACATGGTTGCTAACTGTAAAATGATTATCGGCGAAGCACGTGAGAAGTTTGGAACTATTGCTGGCCCACAAGGTGGCGGCACCCTAAACGGTGCGGCCATGAAAGCCGAAGCCAAAGAAGCCATGCTTGCACTAGAAGATCAACTCAAGAACTATGTTGATGGCTCACAACCGCTAACTTGGGTAATTGGCTGATTGACTTTGTTGTGCATTAGTGCTATAATAGCAAAATGCACCTTATGATCGACCTAGAAGGGCTAGCAACTGGCCCAGATACCTGTATTCTAACCATCGCTGCTCAGGCCTTTGACCCGTTTGGGCACGGGCATTACGAGCAATCTTACTATGCCCGTGTTACCCTAGAAAGCCAAGAAGATCGTGCTATTGACCAAGGCACAATTGATTGGTGGGCTACACAACCTGCTATTGTGCGGGACGAAGCATTCAACGAAGAAGGGCGCATCCCTTTAGATCAAGCACTAGATGAGCTAGGCAAACTAATTTGGAATTCCAAACTAATTTGGGCGCAAGGCCCAACTTACGACATGAACATTTTAGAGCATGCCTACAAAAGCTACAAAAAGCCCTTGCCTTGGAAATACTACATGGTGCGTGACAGCCGTACCGTTTTTAGCTTGTGGCCTGATCAGCCTATCCCGCCTACTACTCACCATGCCTTAGAAGACTGCCGTAGACAAATTGGCATGCTTCAAAACACTCTCCGCCACCTTAAAGTAACAGAACTCAAATGAACTCCCTTCCTAAACTCCTTATTATTGGCAATGCCCGTCACGGCAAAGATACTGTATGCGATATTCTACGTGACGAGTTTGGCTACAGTTTCCGCTCTAGCTCAGACTTCTGTGCTGAAAAGTTTATCTATGCAGAGCTTAAAGACAAGTATGGATACACTAGCTATGAGCAGTGTTTTGAAGATCGCCACAATCATCGTGCAGAATGGTACGACATGATCCATGCGTATTGCAAAGATGATTATGCTCGCTTAGGGCGTGAGATCTTTGCTGAAAACGACATCTACTGTGGTTTGCGTAATAAGTCAGAGTTCCATGCTATGAAGAACACAAATGTGTTTGAATATGCAATTTGGGTGGATCGTAGCGATCATTTGCCCCAAGAAGACAAGTCTAGCATGAGCTTGGAAATTTGGATGGCAGATTACGTTATTGACAATAACGGTACTTTGGAAGACCTTAAACGCAACACTCGTGAGCTAGTTATGCGTCTGGTTGCAGATCACCGGGACGCCATACAGAATCAGATTTCGCTAGGTCGACTTCGCAGTTTCGGCACACAGTTTTGAGATTCTTTTGTGCTGTATTATTGAGATCTCCGTCGATGTGATACACTAAAGTTTGAGCGGCATAGCGGGCTTTGAACCCGCACTTGTCACAGACCATTTTCTTTTTATACCCTGCTGCCTCCCAGCGGGGTATTCTCTTTTTAAGTCCACGACCTTTGCGTAGGCAGTTATCGCAACGAGTGCGATAGTGCTTTACTCCGTCTTTAACATAGTTTACAGCACAAGGACGTTGGCCACAGGCTTGACAAATGGGTCTCATACGGTATTTAGCAGCAGGACCTTTGCCAAAGGGCAGCGTAGAGCGGCGATTTTGGAGGATATCAATAAATATTGATATCTTGAAAAGGAATAGACTATGGCTCTAGTATCACCCGGCGTAGAAGTAACAGTTATTGACGAGAGTCAATATATCCCTTCTGCTGTCAACACAGTACCTTACTTCCTCATTGCCACCGCACAAAACAAAGTTAGTGCAAGTGGTGTTGGCGTAGCTCCTGGTACTTTGAAAGCAAACGCTAACAAAACTTATCTCATCACCAGTCAGCGTGATTTGGCCGCTACATTTGGCGTGCCTTTCTTCTATCAAACAACTGCTGGTACACCGATCAACGGTTACGAACTCAACGAATACGGCTTGCTTGCTGCCTATTCTACTTTAGGCGTAACTAACCGTGCGTATGTTCAACGTGTTGACATTGACTTAGCTGAACTTACAGCTAGTTTAACCCGTCCTTTAGGTAATCCAACTAACAACGAGTTCTGGCTTGATACTTCAAATAGTGTTTGGGGCATCCAAGAATGGAACGCTACTACCAACGCATTTACAGTAAAAACACCTACTGTTATTACCGACGATACCGACGTTGTTAACGCTGGTAGTGGTGACTATACTCCGCTACAAAGTATTGGTAGCATTGGCGACTATGCTGTTGTTGCAAACTCAATTAAGATCCCTGTTTACTACAAAAACACCAGCAATGAATGGGTACAGCTTGGAACCGATGCTTGGAAAAGCAGTTGGGCTACAGTTACCGGTACAGGCACCCCAACATCTTTGACATTAACTCAAGATTTGTACATTAATGATGTGTTAGTTGCTGTTGGTTATAACAGCACCGCAGCCACAGTAGCTGGTTATGCACAAGCTATTAACGACAGCAACATCACTGGTGTTACTGCTGGCGTGGTTAGTGGTAAGCTAGCACTATACGCAGATTCTACCGCTTCTAACGATGGCTCTTCATTGAGCAATAATGGTTTAATTACTATTGATGCAGGTCCTAACAGTGGTTCTGCATTGTTAGCTAGTTTAGGATTGCTAACTGGCGAATACGCAGCTCCCCAGTATCTTCCATCTTACAGTTACAATGCTCCGCGTTGGAGAGGTACAGGTTCAGCTGCACGACCAACAGGTTCAGTATGGAACAATACTAGCCCGGTGAACAACGGTCTTAACTTAATTGTTAAGAAATATTCTTCTGTTCTTGGCACGTTTGTTGCTCAAGAGACTCCTGCCTTTGCAACAGATTTTGCTGCATTGAGCAATCTTGACTCAACTGGCGGTAAAAATATTCCAGTAGGTGCAACGTTTGTTCAATGGAATGCTAACTTTGTAACCGTAGGTGCAGTTTCTGGCTCATTTGAAATCTTTGAGCGCGGCGCTTTAGGTGCCACAGTTGTTACCGCCGACATTAACGATGCTGTTTTTGCAGTTGGTAACAGCTTTACAATTACTGCAAGTAATCCAGGCAGCACTACTCCTAACACAGGAACTGCAACACTAACTGGTACTACTCCGGCTGATTTTGTTTCTGCTGTGTCTGGAGCTAATGTTCCTTATGTTAGCGCAACAGTCAACAGCGACGGTTATATTGTAATGACCCACAGCCAAGGCGGAAGCATTTCCTTGCTCAACGTCAGTGGAACACCAATTGCGTCAGCTGGGTTTACACCTTCTACTACATTCTGCCGTGCATCTAGCCAAACTGCTGGTGCATTATTAATGTCTAATTGGGTCACAACACCTGAGTTTACATATACTGCTAGCCCAACTGCTCCGGACCAGGATCCAGCAGATGGACGTCTATGGTACTACAGTACTGTAAGCGAAGCTGACATTATGATCAAGAACGGTACAAACTGGGTTGGTTATCAAACAGTTTCTAACGATGTTCGTGGTTTTGACTTGAGCTTGACTAACGCAGCAGGCCCAATCATCTCAGCTACTGCACCAACTACTCAAACTGACACCAACCAGAGCCCATTGGTTAACGGTGATTTGTGGATTGACACTAGCGACTTAGAAAATTATCCTAAGTTGTATCGTTGGGAACCAGTTAATGGTGTTGCACAATGGGTAGCAGTTGACACAACTGACCAAGTAAGCGAGAACGGTATCTTGTTTGCTGATGCACGTTGGAGCTCAACTGGTACTGTGGATCCAATTGCTGATCCTATCCCGACTATTACGAGCTTATTAGATAGCAGTTATCTTGATGCTGACGCTCCAAATGCAAGCTTATATCCACAAGGTATGTTGTTGTTTAACACACGTCGTTCAGGTTATAACGTCAAGAGCTTCCAGGTAGATTATTTTAATACAAATAGTACTGCCTATTCGATCGATGCATATTCGTCAACTACTCAATATGCATACAACGATTTTGTTGTCTATAACAGTGTGATTTATGTGGCTAAAGCTGTTCCGCCTCTCGGAACTGCGCCAACTAACACCACTTACTGGGCTAACATTGTTACCAACAGCTGGGTAACCGCTAGCGGTAATAAGAACAATGGTAGTATGTGGGCAGGCCGTCAAGCACAACGACAAATCATTGTTGAAGCATTGAAGTCTGGTATTGATACCAGCGATACAGCTCGCGAAGAACAAGCTCTTTACAGCTTGATTGCTACTCCTGCTTATCCTGAGTTGATTCCTAACATGGTTGCACTCAGCAACGAACGCAATAATACATTGTTTGTTGTTGCTGACACTCCAATGCGTTTAGCAGCTAATGGAACAGATCTTGTTACATGGGCAACTAATAACAATGGCCTGGGCTTAACAGCTCAAGACGGTTTGTCTGCTGCTAGCCAGTACATGGCTACATTCTACCCAAGCTGCCAGACCACTGACCTTAGTGGAAATGCAGTTGTACAGCCGCCGAGCCACATGATGATGCGTACTATCATCCGTAGTGACGAAGTAAGCTATCCGTGGTTAGCTCCTGCTGGTACACGCCGTGGTGTTGTTGACAATGCTACTGCAATTGGTTACATCGATTCACAAACTGGTGAGTTTATCCAGATCAACGTTGGCCAAGGTCTACGCGATGTTCTGTACGAAGCAGACATTAACCCAATTACCTTTATCCCAGGTGTTGGTATTACTAACTTTGGTAATAAGACAACAACAAGCATCACTAGCTCGTTGGATCGCATCAACGTATCACGTTTGGTTGCATTCTTGCGTGGACGCTTGGAAGAGATTGGTAAGTTGTACTTGTTTGAACCAAACGACGAAATTACCCGTAACGAAATCACTAACACCATCAACTCATTAATGATTGACTTGATTTCTAAGCGAGCAATTTACGACTACTTGGTTGTTTGTGACTTGAGCAACAACACACCTGCACGTATCGATCGTAACGAACTGTGGGTTGATATTGCCATCGAACCAGTTAAGGCAGTGGAGTTTATCTACATTCCATTGCGCTTGAAGAACACTGGCGAGATCTCTGGAGCAGCAGCCTAATAAACTGGGGGGTTAATTTTTAGCCCCCCAGTTAAGGTAAATAAAGACATAGGAGATATAAAAAATGGCAGTTTCATCATTACAGAGAATGACCGTACCGTTGGCAAGTGACCAGAGTGCAAGCACTCAAGGTCTGCTAATGCCTAAACTCAAATATCGCTTTCGCGTGATGTTTGAAAACTTCGGTGTGTCAACTCCTCGAACAGAATTGACCAAGCAAGTTATGACCTTTACTCGTCCTAACTTGAGCTTTGAAGAAATCACATTGCCTATCTACAACTCAACATTGAAGTTGGCAGGTAAGCATACATGGGCTGATGCTACATGCGAAATTCGTGACGATGCTAGCGGTGCAGTTAGCCGACTAGTTGGCGAACAGTTGCAAAAGCAAATGGACTTCTTGGAAATGGCAAGTGCAAGTTCTGGTATCGATTACAAGTTCTTAACTCGTTTAGAACTACTCGATGGCGGCAACGGCGCTGAACAACCAGTGGTTCTTGAAACTTGGGAACTATACGGTTGCTATTTGAAGTCAGCTGATTATGGTCAGATGAGCTACAGCGAATCTGCTCCAGTAACAATCAACATGACGATTGCTTTTGACAATGCTAACCAGATCCCATACGGTGTTGGTGTTGCTACTGGTCTTGCACGAACACTAGGTGACGTTGTTACAGGTGCTGGTGGCGGGAGCGTCTAATGCCAGCTACCTGGGGACAGGACTTTCTTAAAGGTTTTATTGGTACCGATACCCTGCGTGATTACACTCACGCAGCTAAGGCTTTTAGAACCAATGGATATGAATTAAAGCCACGGTTTAAGTTTTTATTCCACGTGGCTTTTTCTATTAATACCGCTGAGATTCCTGCTCTCCGTGGTGCTTTAGGTGTGACTGACGTTAACGAAATAAGTTACGTTGTTAAAACTGTTGACTTGCCTAAGTACAACATTCAAACAGAAACACTTAATCAGTACAATCGTAAACGTGTTGTTCAAACAAAGATCAACTACGAACCAATTAACATTACTTTCCACGACGACGGCGGAGACTTGATGCGTAACCTGTGGTACAACTACTACAGCTACTATTACAAAGATCCTAGTCAGCAGTACGGTGCTGCCAACAATACTAATGGCAGCTTGGGTGCGTTAGCAAACCGTACCGCAGGTTTTGGGTACAACAGTCGAGACATTTACAACAATGATCGGTTAGTCAATGACTGGGGTTACATCGGCGAAAGTATCACTGACGGCGTCGGATACGGCAACGGCAAACCGCCATTCTTCAAAGACATTCGCATTTTTGGTTTTGACTATCAGCACAAATATGCTGAATATGTATTGATCAACCCACTTATTACTAACTGGAGCCACGATCAGTATGACTATTCGCAAGGCAGCGGCACAATGCAAAACAGCATGACCATTGCTTACGAAACAGTGAAGTACTTCCAAGGTGCTCCTAACAAGAACGCTCCAGGCTTTGGCGATCCAACACACTACGATACTACAACAAGTCCTATCTCACGTGCTGGTTCTACACAAACTATTCTTGGTCAAGGTGGCTTGCTAGATGCAGCCAGCGGCATCTTGACCGACTTGCAATCTGGCTCCGTACTAGGACTCATTGGTGCTGCACAAAAAGCTGGCACAGCCTACAATACATTTAAGAATGTTAACGTTGGGCAAGCTTTGTCTTCTGAAGTTAAAGCAGGCGCAGTAGCAGCAGCCAAAGCGGCCATTCCAGGTGCAGTGCGTGCTATATCAAACACCGGTGGCGGTTGGACATTCCCAACAACTAGTGGAACTACTACAACTACCACAACTTCAGCAACCGGACCAAATACTCCATAATTAAGTTGTATGTCAACAGTAAATCAAACCAACCTGAATCAGGACTTAACAGTTCGAGTATTTGATCGCTTTTACAAATACGAAGCGTTTATTCCGTCTGACGAATGGGATATTGTGTACTCTTATTTCCGTAGTGTAATGAGTACCCCTAGGGCTGCTAGTAACTTTGCAAGTGCTCTGTTTAGAGTAGCGCAAGAAACAAATACTCCTGCGCAAACACTACTACAAGCATTCCAAGGAACGTCAGGTGTAAACCTTACAGTTACTTTAGCCTACTACATGAATCTAGTCAGAAGTCGCGCGACACTACTAGGTGTATCAGCTACAGTGACTCCTAACCAATATGCCGCTAGAGCAGTATTGCAATGAGCAAGTGGGCACAAGGCTTCTATCAAATCCAAAACCCTGACAAATATGTAGGAACTAAAACTCCTAGATATCGTTCAGGTTGGGAACTTAGCTTTATGCGTTTCTGCGACACAAACTCTAACGTATTACAATGGGCTAGCGAAGCCATTCAAATTCCATATCGTCATCCGCTAACTGGCAAGCAGACCATTTATGTGCCCGATTTCCTAATCACTTATCGCACTCGCAATAACACAATGCGAGCAGAGCTTATTGAAATCAAACCCAAAAAGCAAAGCGTAATTGAAAGCAAGATGAGCTCAAAAGATCGAGCTGTGGTTGCTATCAACTATGCCAAATGGGCAGCAGCCCAAAAATGGTGCCAGCGACAAGGCATCACTTTTAGAGTTATAACCGAAAACGACATGTTTCACAACGGTAGAGCATAAGCCACTAAATATGGCATGACTCGTAAACTCGAAGAACTTTTTGATCTACCCCCAACTGAAGAAGAAGTAGATACTGCTATTCCTGAATTGCCTGCCAATAGGGAAACACTGGCAGCACTAGACGCTACTATTGACAAAATAGATGATGCGCTGCCTGCTGTGCGAGGACTCGAAAGCACCGACCAGGAAATGGACGATCTAGCCGCGCTAGCTCAAGAAAGCTACAAAGACTTAATGGATCTTGGCATGCAAGTAGATAGCCGCTTTGCTAGTGATATTTTTAGCGTAGCCAGCAACATGCTAGGACATGCTATTACTGCTAAAACAGCCAAGCTAGATAAAAAACTCAAAATGATCGATCTGCAGATGAAGAAAATGCGTTTGGATCAACAGGCTGCAGAAAAAGAAGGCGATTCTGGCCCTGCACAAACAGCACAAGGCGTGGTATTAAACCGCAATGACTTGCTTGAACGTCTCCTCAAAGACAACAAGAAAGAATAAATATACAACAGGAACCTGACATGAAAACATTCGCAAAATATCTTACTGAGAGCGAACGTACTTACAACTACCGCATCAAAGTAGTTGGTGATCTGCCTGCTGGCTTTCTTAAGACAATGAAAGAAAAGCTAGCTCAGTTCGACATCGTTAAGATGTCTAGCCCAAAGACCACACCAGTGCGTGCCGTAATCCCGGACTTTCCGGCCTTCCCAAATGAATCTGTAACAAGAGTAGACGTAGAGTTTAGATACCCTGCGATTGAACCACAGATTAAGCAACTAGCACGTTTAGCTGGCCTAGACGAAAATCGTATTGTGATGTTAACCACACCGCACGAAGAAAGTCTCGACTCTGAGTCTGTTAAGATCACTGATCAAAATGATGACTTGTTAGCTGACACTGATTACCCAGCAGATGACAAGGAGCAAAAGGCTCTCAAGAAGGATTATGCAACAGGTCCTTACGATCACGAAGTTGTTAAAAATGCGTATCGTACAAAATTCACAGTAGCCGGGGGAAAGACACCACCTGCTAAAACTACAAATGATTTGCCACAAGGAGAGAAGAGTCCTTTTAGCAATATCAAGCGTCCAGCAAAACCAGCAACTGGTGCCCAACCCCGAGGATAATTCAAAATGACATTTTTCTATGACTTAAACAAAAAACTGCAACAAGTGTTAGACACTCCTAAGAGTGAGCACAAGCAGTTAAACGAACGTGATGAAGGCAAGCCAGGCAAGAACTTTGCTAAGATTGCTGACAAAGCAGCTAAAGAATATGGCAGCAAGGCTGCTGGTGAACGTGTAGCCGGTGCTGTTCGTAACAAATTAGCCAAGCAAGGCAAACTTGAAGAAACTCAAATGGACGAAGGCCTAGGAGATGCAGTCAAGAAGGTTGGCGCTATGGCCAAGAAAGTCGGCGGTGCAGTATTAAACAAAGTTGGTCATCCCGACGATGCTGAAATGCTTCGTGACTTACAACGTAAGATGGGTGCAAAAGGCGCTCAGGTTCATGGCAAGAAGAGTATGGCTCAGCCAAACGAAGGCGTTGACAAAGAAAAATTTGCAGCACTTGCTCCTCCAAAAGACAAAATCACTTTCGCTGACAAGATTGCTGGCGCTAA